TCGGCCAGCTTTCCTCTTCTCGGGATTGACTCGGCGTTGAACCATTTACTAACTGCTTTGGCTGTGACTTTTTGCGCCGAGGCTATAGCAGCCTGACGTCCGTGTTTTTCCATGCCCGCTCTGTCACAGGCCAGTGCTAGCCGGTGGGCAAAGATTTTTCGCACTTTTTCTTCTTGAACCATAGGTTCAATCATAATACCGCTTGCGTGAACTATCAGTTCCGTCATAATATGTACTTACGGTTCATTAATAAGGTTGTTTTATGCAAATCACAACGCTCGGAGATGTCATCAGGACGGTTCGTGTATCCGTCGTAGCCAAAGCATGCGATCGCACCCCAAGGGCGATTTACAAATGGATTGCTCGTGGCGCTTTACCGCGTACCGACTTCACCCAGGAGACGGACTACGCAGGGAAGATTGCTGCGGCCTCTGGCGGTAAATACTCCGCTGAAGAGATCCGTAACATCAGCAAGCCGCAGTAAGTATGCACCACCTTTCTTTAACAATCTGGAACCCATTTTACCGGCTGAGTAATCAGCCACGAATATTCATTTAACTAAAGGGAATACAGATGCAAACACTTACTTATCAAAATCATAACAGCAGTTTGTACCGGACCGTGAGATTTGAATCTCAGGCAAAAACGGCCCAAATCGACGATCACGAGAATCTTTGCTCTGCCGTCCGGTGCTGGGCGAATGAGATGGGAGGCCAGCTATTCGTTGCTCTTACCGTCGCTGATGCCTGGCGCGATATGGGCGGGAAAGGAATCGATATCAACGCTGAGCCGCTGTACTGGAGGACGAAGTTTTTCCGCTGGCTGGATAACAGAAATGGATCAGACGAAGCCCGCGCCAACATAGCCACGATGCGCCCGGCCATCCTGAGCAAGATGCCAGACGAGATTAAACGGCGGTTTGGCTTCGAAGCAGGCCCAACGAGCGCTGAGCTGGTTGCTTCAGTCGTTAAGGAGTGCAGCGAATTTCAGCAGGTGAGCATTCTCGGTGCGCCAGTGGGTGAAATCGTGAAGGAGGGTAGAGAGGCCATTGAGTCGATCATGAACCTGATTCCGAGGGAGTCCTGGGGTCAGGTACTGGGAGGTTTTGTAACGATGATACCGGGGATTATGTGATTGGAATTATCAAAAAGGCGAAAGCCCCTCTGCGGGAACAGAAAGGGCTCTCAGGTGTAATCACGTCAGTAAATTACGAGGTCATTATGACAAACGCTAATCCAAAACGCCAGGCGCAGGAGGTTTAACTGTGTCGAACGTAGCTTACGCAAATTTCGCGGCTCACTCCGCCGCAAGGAGCAACAGGATGGAGAACCAGAAATCTGGTTACGTCCCGTTGTACCGGAGCATCAAGAAGAAGTCATGGGCTAAGGATGTATTCCTTCGCGCGCTGTGGGAAAACCTGCTCATTGAAGCGGCCAGGCAGCCATACACGGCATTCTTTAAGGGCAAGCAATGGCCCCTGCAACCCGGTCAACTGGTCGTCACTGCTGCAGATCTTGGCCTTCAGTTGTGTGACCGCCAGGGCAACCCAACCAGTCGTGATGCAGTGGAGAGAATGCTGTCTGTTTTTATCCGCGAGGGGATGATTTCTATCGAGGGAGAGAAGCGAAAAGGCAGGGTGATCACCATCACAAATTATGTCGAATATGCTCAAAAAATGGACGATTTACCCGCACATAAAGCCGCACATGCAGGCGCACATGGCGAGGCCAGTAATGGCGAGGGTTCAGGTGGGTATGCCGCACATAAGGCCGCACAAATACCCGCACATCATGAACAAGAAGGTAATAACAATAATATAAATAATAAAACCCTTACGTCCGAGAATTCTGACGAATCCTCTGACAAGCCCGCGAAGAAATCACCTGTTCTGAAACCTGATGCTGCGATCCAGAACGGCGGTAAGTGGGGAACCTCTGAAGACCTCCGCTGCGCCGAGTGGCTGTTCAGTGAAGTCCAGCGCATTGCCCCATCTGCAAAGCAACCTGCCTGGGCGGGATGGGCTAACGATATTCGCCTGATGCGCGAGAGAGATGGCCGGACGCACAAAGAAATCGCTCACCTTTTCAAGTGGGCCTGCAACGACAGCTTCTGGCAGGGCAACGTGTTATGCCCGTCAACGCTGCGTGACAAGTGGACTCAGCTGGATATCAAGCGCAACAAGCAGGCGGCGGCACCTGTCACTGGTAAGCCAAAAATCGACATGAACAACACTGACTGGATTCACGGGGTGGACCTATGAAAAGCCTTGCCGAGCAGATGCACAATTTCGATCGGGAGCAGATGCGCCGCGTAGCGCACAACCTGCCAGAGCAGTACGAAGACAAAGCGCCGGTTGAGCGGGTGGCTCAGGTCATCAATGGCGTGTTTACCCAGCTAACAGCCACATTCCCGGCAGCTGTCGCAAATCGCAGCCAGGAAGACATGGACGAACTGCGCCGCCAGTGGGTGCAGGCATTTCGGGAGAACGGCATCAGCACGATGGAGCAGGTTGCCGCCGGGATGCGCGTTGCCCGCCGACAGGAGAGGCCTTTCCTGCCATCGCCCGGACAGTTCATCGCCTGGTGCAAATCGGAGATGGCAAGCGTCGCCGGACTCCCAACTGCTGACGAGCTGGTAAGCCAGGTCTACCAGTACTGCCGCGATCGGGGATTGTACCCTGATGCTGAGTCATACCCGTGGGAGTCGAATGCTCAGTACTGGATGATCACCGGGCTATACCAGAATATGCGAGCAAACGACCTGAGCGATGCCGAGCTGCGCCGCAGGGCCGCCGGTGAGCTGGCACTCATGGCAAACCGGATAAACGCCGGAGAAGTGATTCCAGCGCCAACCAAGACACTCCCGATCCTGGGTGGAAAACCGCTGGGCAGATCGCAAAGCCTGGCCAGGCTGGCAGAGATTCGCGAAAAGCACGGGCTGAGGGGGCCGAAATCATGAGCATGACAATACGAGAGCAGTTATTGGCGGCGATGCGCAACAACCCGGGAATCAACACCGTCATGCTGGCCTCAAAGCTGGGCATGACCACCAAGAAGATATCCGGGCCGCTGAGCACCCTGCTGGCTGACGACCTAATAGCTTTCGAGGGCAAACACGGCCAGCGCCTGTACAGCATTACCAGTTACGGCATGCGCTACGCACCAGACACCATTCCCGAAATTACGCGCGGTAAATCGGCGTTAGTCCAGCGAACCGACAGCAATGTGATCTGCCAGGAATGCCGCCAGAGCGAGGCGATGAAGCGCGTTCTGATGGTCTGGGGAAGGGTGCCAGCATGAACACACCTAACCCTCTTAACAACCTATTCAATCAGTGCCTGGCTTCAGTCAGGGGCGGGAGAGCAGAAGTATGAGCAGCAGAGATGAATTCGAAACTTGGGCAAGCAAACAAAAATTAGGTCTCACCTATGGAGACTGTGGTTACGTGTTCTCGTCCACTGAGATGGCATGGAGAGCCTGGCTGGCGCAGGAAGCCAAGTGCGCGGCGCTGGCTGCTGAGAATGCGGAGCTGAAATCGTTTGGCGACAAGCTTGCTGAGATGCATAACGATTTAAATGGCGAAGGTACAGGAATTCAGGGGCGTGCAGAAGTGGCCTGCCAACAGGTGGCGCTTGAGGCTGCAATGGAAGAATTTGACGCTATCAAAACCCCGGCCACCGACGCCTACCTGGCTGAAGTGCGGGCGCAGGGTGTGGAGATGGTGATTGCTTATCATCGGGAGCGAGCGGATGCGCTACATCATGTTGACCGCAACAATGCCATCCGACACTCAATGGCGGCGCTCGATGCTTCTGATGTGGCTGCCCAACTTCGCCAGGATGCCAACACCGCAGAACTGGTAGCCGCTGGCATCATCACTAAGGTGGGGGAGTAGGGACATGGCTGAATTTAAGAAAGAGCAGTTGATCGATCACATCAGGGACATGATGGAATCATCAACAGAAATGATTGATGGCAATGGAGTTCCAGTCGAATTTGTTGTGCGGGCTGAGCGTGATATCGCTGTATATGAAATCGCACTGGCAGCGCTGACGGCTGAGTCAGTGACCTTTCAGCCAATGGGCAAGCCTGCGCCAGCGTGTTATTACCGCCTGCCACTGCTGGAGGGATTGAAATGATGGAATTGACCAAAGAGCGCTTGCAACAAATTGTTCATGCTGCCGGTCTTGAGCCA